TATTTTAAAATAAAAAAGCCTCTCAATTTGAGAGGCTTTTTTTAGAAATCACAATCATAATAATCCAATTGAATTCCATTTCTTTGGTTTATAAAAACCAGTTCATCTCTTCGGACTAATTGGTTTTCGTAATGTCTACCTAATTTAAATAGAGTTCTGATAAATGGAATATCATTACTTTCGTTTATTACCTTTTCATCTACCATAAGACAGATAATTTTTTTATCATCTTCTGAATTATAATTCACTACTTGATCATCATGATCTTTTTCCAATCCTTTCTTTCCATATGTAATGAATTGTGTTTTTAATTCTTCTCCGGATGGAGTCCATTTTAAAATTATTTCATCACCAATTTCAATATTAGGATTTTCATCTTTTAGGTAAATTCTAGTCCAGAAATAAACTTTTTCAGGTGTTATATCTGTGATAATTTCTTCTGATACATCATCAGATAAATCAGTAGTATCAATACCCATTAATTGTTCTTGTATTGTTTCATAGATATTTTTTTCATTTTCTATAAAAACTTGTTCTAATTTCTCAATCATTATTATGTATTATTTTTATATTGCAATTTCTAATTTTTTTGAAAGTTTTTGAATTCCTTCAATACCCTTCACTTTGAAATCATCTATTGTTATATCATAAAAACTTTTATTTGTTGTCAATTCTAATGAAGGATATTCTCTAATAAATGTTGGTTGTGTATTTTTACTAGGTATTGATAATTCTTCTCTATCTAATATCTCTTTAACTGCATCCATATGTCTATCATAGACATGTAGATTTTGTACTAAATGACAAAATTTGCCTACTTTATATCCAACGTGTGATGCAACCATCATTTGAAGTGCCACATATTGAATTTTATTGATCGCTCCAGCCATAATATAATCATTGCTTCTCTGAGTTAATGTCATATCAAGGTAATACTCACCATCAACTTTTCTAACACTCCACAATGTTTCATAAGCACAAGGATATAAACCCTCAGATTCATTCAAATCTGAATATTGATACATATTAATTATATGTCTTCTACCAAATGGATCTTCTTTTAGACCCTTTAATACTTTATTCATTAGATCATATCGGTAAATAGTTTCACCATATCTAACTCCAATTGAATCATTTCCTATATTCCATTCTTCCCACCAATTAACACCTAACTCACGAGCTTTTTTTAGTGAACTAGTTTGTTTTTGATAAATCCACAATATCTCTTTAATACCAGTTTTAACTGCGGTATTTCTTAGTGTCGTAATTGGAAATTCACCTTTTGATATATCATATTCTTCAAATACTTGTGTAATGAATTTGGTATGTGCTGGTGTACCATCTGCCCATCTTGGTCTAGGGTCTTCATCCCAAGAACCTTCTTCTAGAATTCTTTTTAAATTAGAAAGGTAATACTTATCTGCTTTGTTCATTTTCTTTTTCTTTTAAATTTTCACATCTACAAAATTTTTGGAATAATCCACATTCTTCATGATATGGTCCGTATAATTCTTCATTTTTTATGTTTATATCATAAACAATTTTATGAGCAGGATTGTTTAGATCCAGATTTTGGTTTAATTTATTCATTTTAATATTTTTTCTATTTTTATATCTCTTATATATGATTTTATCATTTGAGTTGGCTCAATACCATCAATTAAATAATTATCAAAAATATGTTCTTCTTCATCAGATAGAAAATTATTTGAAATAATAGAATATATTGGTAATGATGAATATTCATATCTATCGCATACTAATATTTTTTTAATAGGAATATTATGTATTTTTTCTATAAGATCGTCTATTTGATTTTTACTATAGAATTTACTTGAATAAAAATATGAAATATCGTCTATAAATAAATAATCATAATTATCCCTTTGTATAATTTCACTAATTAGAGTTATCAAAAACATAGACAAACGTGACTTTTATCACTTTTGGTAAATTTTTGACTTGAAAAGGATATATCCTTTCTCCGATAACTCTTGTTTCGGATAGATTTAAACAAATCCACAAATCCTTTAAAATGATTAAGATCAACATATCCATCTATCTTATCAGTGAATATGTTGTCTTTATCAAAATCCGGGATCAGTTTAAATCCTTTAGTATATTTATCAATACCCCTCCTTAATATTTCTATTGAAGAAGATATTGGATCGTATTCTTTATTAATTACATTTCCAATAAATGATGAATAACATGGATTGACTTCTCTAAGAATAGTTCCTGTTTCATTACATCTTCTCTTTATTATAGAAAATATTAAATTCTTTTTAAATTCTAGTTTATTTTTTCTATTTGATATTTTATTACCAAAATTATCTTTATTTAGGTTTAATTCCTCAATAATGAAATAGCTAACTTTATAATGGTTTACTTTATTGAATAATTCTTTAATTATCTGAGAATATTCGTGTTTTCTTTTTGTTTCATTAACCTTACCAATTATTTTATAGCATCCTTTATCTATTATATTTAGTTTTCTATCAGATATAGAAAATCCTATTTCGTTAGGATTTATATCAATACTGATATAACGATCTAATTTACCTGTTGTTAATAATAATTCATGTTCTCTATATTTCTCTTTCCAGTATATTTTACTTTCTTCTTTTGATAGAGTTTTTGGTTTATTCTTTTGGTGTAATTTACTATCAAAGTGAGTACCATTTAAAATTGTTTCATCAAAAGTTAAATAGATTTTATCATAAGATAGTTTAATAGTTATTGGAATTTTAGATAAAATAGCAAATTCTTCTAATTTACATAATTCTTTTATGTGTTTTTTATTAGATATTCTAATGGGAATTTTAACACCAGTTCCTTCCATTTTAAAAATTATATTTCCGTTAGAAAGGTCTTTGAAGTCAAAGAATCTATTTCCCTTTCTAGATGTTTCACCATAGAAAACTATAGGATATAATCTTAAATCTTTCCATTCCTCATTAGATATTAGACCTTTAGTTCTTCTTTGTAAGTTTAATCTACCACCGAAACATATATTACCTTTTAGTGATTTTTTTAGATTTACTAGGTTTTTGAATATTTTATTATCTATTTCTCCATTTTCTAATTCTTCTATTCTTTTACAAATACGATCTTTACCTGATTGATATTTCTCATAAAATGAAATAACTTCTTTGGTTAGATATTCTTTTAGTTTACTAGATTTAGTATTTAGATGTATTAGAAATTCTTTATCTTTACATAGTTCAAGATTAGAATATATTCTACGAAAATCCATAGAATATTCCTCTTGGAATTTCTTTATAATACATCTATCATCATCTGATACATTTATCTTATAAACTATAGTTTTCATCTATCTACTATATTATTTTTTATATTTCTTGCTTTATTAGCACCTCTTCTTAAACCATATATTCTACAACAAAATGATGTTATAATGGATATTAAATCCTTCATAAGATCTTGTTGATCATCATCTGTATTATTTATAACTATTAGTTTAGAATTTTTAGAGTATATGAATTTTTCAATATATCTAAATCCAAATCTTGTTAATCTATCTTTATTTTCTATAATTAGAGTAAAATTTTTAGTATCTAAATCATTAAATATTTTATTTAGTTCTCTTCTATTATCATTCATACCAGAAGCAACCTCTTTATAAATTTTAGTTATATTATAACCATTTTTAATGGCATATTCTTTACATCTTTCAATTTGTCTAATAAGGTCATCTTTTTTATTAGGAGATGAAACTCTACAATATAATATACAATCTCTATCAACAAAAATATTATTTTCTTCTACACACACTAATAAACCACCAGAAGGTAATATTTTTGTTTTATGTGGTATTTTACCTTCTTTAAAATGTCTATTTGCTGTTCTATATGTAAGACCAACACTTTTAGCCCATTTACTTAATTTTATCCATTTTTCCATAGTTTATATATTAAGTATAAAAAGTCATTTTTTTCCATTTTTAAAATATACATAAATAATAAACTTTATCAAAAATTTTCTATATTATAAACATAATTATGATAGACTTAGCATTTTATAATCTTCACTAAAAAAATATGAAATTATCCTATGAAAATTAAAATTATCTTTATAATTTATATAATTTTCTCTTGACGAGCCTATATAACATACTTTATATCCAGAATCCATTAAAGATTTAGAGAACATTTCTAAAAAAGAAGTTGCGCCTTGTTTTTGTTTTGTTTTTATAATATTTACATTTTTATCAAACATAGATATTATATTAGTAGATGTTAAAAAAGTTTTATATTTTGGTAATTTTGATCAAAAACATGCAACATCATGATATATATAAATAATAATTTGGATTTCTCTCAATTTTCTTAAGTAATTTTAAATAATTTAAATGCCTATTTCTGATAATTTATCATCTCTTAATATATCTTGATTTAGTTTGATTAGTTCACTTAGGGATATTTCTCTTGATATCCAGCTACCGTGACCATTATCACTTTTACCTGGATTATTTGAACCGAACCAAACAACACATTTTGTTTTTTCGTATTTAATGTATAGTCCATTAAACTCGGTAATCATAGAAACTAATATTCCTTCTCCGTATGGAGTATTTACTTTACTGTGTATCTTTAACATAAAATTTCGTTTAGTTTTTGATCTCTTAATAACGAATTTAGCATAAGTTTGGCCTTTGATGGACCTGGTTGTGAAAAATCATCAGAGAAGAATTCTTGACTTGTTTTTACCCAAAGGGGTTTTTCGTAGAAATTGTATTTATCATTTACAAATTGACAAAAATCTATCATACCAAAACCATATACTTTAAGTACTTTGCTCATGGCATTTAAGGTTGGAATTTCATTTAACGAATCATAATCCCTCCGATTAAAATCATCACATAAAAAATCATATACTACTTTAGTACATTCTAATATTTGTTCTTCAGTCATTGCACTTTTTTTTAACCCATTTAACTAATATGTCTCCGTGGCAGGACTTTCCACCACCTCCTAAATTTTTGCACCAACATGCAATTACTTTATCTTTTAATTCACAAAGTGAATTCATTAGATCTTCATTTGAAATAAGATATTCCTCATATGCTGCTATAATTTCTTTTCTTGGGGTTCCCTCAGGAAATTTACTTCTAAGCTCTTTCGGATAAGCCCATTTATTATATTTACCACCAGGTAGTCTACCGATGTAAATATCATAAGGTTCTTTTTTGAAATGAACTACTTTTATTTTATGTTCATACTTAGGTTCTGGTTTTTTAAAGCTATCAAAAAAATCTTCCATTCATATAAATATTATTAATTAGTTATTTTTTTAATTTGGTTTATTTTTTCAAAACATCTACCTTTAGGCCATCTAACATCAAATGAATCATCTTCTAGATCAAATGGTGGATCAACTATAATACCTATGCCTATTCCTCTTCCCCAACTATCAAAATCGTTTGGCATCCAATTTTCGTCATTCTTAACTACTTTATCACCTATATTGAATTTCATAACCCTATTGTTTTTAATTTAATTTCTCTTATTATGTCTTTTTGATCTTTAAAATATAAAAATAAACTATCTATAATTTCTTTTTCATCATCTATTGTAATTTTATATAGAGTATGACTTGAATTTATTATTAAGATATTTTTCTTTATATTTTTATCATAATAATAATCCATCATATACCCATTATAAAATCTATAGTATGCATAATCAATGCCACCCGATAATAAATATCTTTCAAATTTTAACATTTTTAACATGTTTATTATTTGTTTATTCATCTTATTGGCAAATATATATTTAATTTTTCACAAGTATCAATTACCCATTCATTATGATCTATAAACTTTGGATTGACTAATCCAATAGTCAAGTGTAAACTATGATAAGGTTCACCTAGACCCATAGCAGTTCGTATATTCATAATATCATCTGAATAAACTTTCATATGCCACCACATTTTATCTCCTTTTCTATTACATCTAATTAATGTTGGATCATATGTAATAGAAACTTCTTTACCATGGAATATATCTTTAGCTTGTGTATAAATCTCATCATCTATGATATCATTTATAGCAGTGACGTGGGTTCCTCTTATTGGTTCATTAAGTCTTCCTTTCCACTCAAATACATTTGTGTCGGGAATTCTTATACCAAATCTCTGTTCTAATAACCATTTATAATATAAATATGTATCATCATTATAAAAACGAACCATTGCAACTTTTTTCCAAGTTGATTGTTGTGAGTGTTTTTTGGATATGTTAATAGGATCAAATTCTAATATGCCTTTTATCTCAAACATTGTTTTTTAAAATTAATTTATCATCCCCTCTTGTTAATTTTGTTTTATAATATAATAAATAAATATATGATACATTTAATATGTTAGATGTATATAAGGATATAAAAGTGTTTTTAATTCCCATAAGCATTAAAAATATATTTAATGAGAAACCGAATATTAATATCCCAATATAATTAAACATGATTATCCTATCACCTTTTTTTGATAATAAAAATCTTTTTACTTTATTTATTGTACTTTTTTTATTTTTAATTACAACATCTAACTTTTCTTCTCTTTCACAAGATAAACATAAAGTTAAATTTTCCATATCTTGTTTCATAGGAAATGAAAATATGGGATCTGATATTTTACTTTTACAAGAATAGCAAGTAGTACCAGTTTTCATTTCCCAATTTAAATTTATCTTATTATCCATCATTTTCTTATTCATATAAAAGAAATATATGATGATTATTATTGATATAAGTGATATTATGAATACAAGCATAAATATTTTTTAGACAAAGATAATAAAATAATTTAATATATAAATAAAAAATAAAAATAATTATGGAGGATAAAAACTTAAAATTGATTAAGAATGAACCAATTCCAATGGATGAAACTATTTTAATGAGAGAAAGATTTATCAATGAGTATTCAAAAAAGAAAGGTTGGAACTCAAAAGAATTGACTACTTCTCAAATGTTGGAAATCACTACACAGATAGGATATAGATCACCAGGTATTATATTAGGATAAATCAAAGTCACTTTAAGGGTGGCTTTTTTAATTATCTTTAATCACCTAATAGTTCATCTAGTTTCTTATCTCTTATATAAGCTTCTTTCAATGATTTAAAAGTAGATGACCAACCATTTATATTATCTTTTATTAATCGTTCACTTTTATATATTGTGGAGCTATAATCGTACTGTGATGTTATGTGATAATCAGTTACATCATCAGATGTTTTATATGTATATTCCTTAGCGATTATTATATAATCAATTTCTAACTTATCAATAAGTTCTTTATATTTAAATAAAGATATTTTATTTATTGACCAAAAATCAAATACGATCAAATCAGTTCTGAAAAAATTGGATTTATCACTAAGTAGTTTTTCAAACTCATCAAAATTCTTAAACATATATTGTGGGTTCATGTGATGAATTAGTGTTGTTATTTCATTCTTAGTGGATGAATCAAGAGGTTTGGGTCTAGTTATTAATAAACAATTTAAGCCACTTAGTTCTAACATATTTATTATATCAGAAACACCATAGCCAACTTGTGATAAATCACCTGTTATATAATTACATCTTTTTAAATCAATCATTAATTATTTATATATATTTTTTAAACAAAGATAGTAATTATATATAAAATAAATAAAATATTAACTAAAAATATGTCAAATTTTAATTTCACTTATATAATCAGCTATAGACACAATATAGAAAGATATAATAATTTAAAGAGAACACTTGAATGGGTTAATTCATTTACTGGCTCAGAAATAATTGTTGTTGAGCAAGATAAGCATTCTAAAATATCAAATTTAAAAATAAATGCAAAGCATATTTTTGTTAAATCAGATATGCCATTTAATAAATCTTGGGGATTTAATGTTGGTGCTAAATATGCAAATTCCAATGTTATTATATTTGGTGATAGTGATTTGATAATGGATCCTAATAAGTTCATTGAATCAATTAAATTAATTAATGAATATGAAATGGTAAGTCCATATAACTCTGTTGTTGATCTAACACAACAAGAATCTAATTTACAATTAAGAGAGATGTTAAAAGTAGATAGACCAGGTAGAGGTGAGACTGATATTCAGAAAGTGCCTATGTGTGGTGGAATTTGTATTTTCAGAAAAGATGCTATTAATAAAATAGGTGGTTGGTCTGAAGATTTTATAGGCTGGGGTGGAGAAGATGACTTTCAAGAAGTAAAAGTTAAAAACTTTCTTACATGGGCTGAAGTTCCTGGTAGATGTTATCATTTATATCACGATCGTCCAGCACCTGATATGAAGTGGTATCAAAGAAATCTCCAATTACTTCAAAAATTGGGTTCTTTATCTAAAGAAGAATTACAAAAAGTTATTAATAATAGCTTACAAAAAATAGGAATGAGAAATAAATATGATAGCTTTTAAAGATAAATTAGAAAAAATTTGTAACTATTCAGAAGAGAATAAAACAATGGCTTCAAGCGCTCAGATCATGTATGTGGACTTCGTTTATGAGAACGAAGAAATAAAAAGAGAAGAGAAGAGAAAGAAAAGAAATCTTGCTATTGATACCGTATTGGATGAGATTGAAGAAAATGGTGATTATAGCGAATCTAACTTATCACAATGGGGTGATGATACTATTGGTGGTTTTATAACACCACAGATGATGACTATGAATGTAAGTGCTCAAAATTATAAAGATAATGAGTTTTTATATAATAATGTTATTAATTTCTTAGAAAAGAATACAAAGCAAAAACATAATAGTCCTCTAAATTTAGATTATGTAGCAATGAATGATCCACATAAAACATTAGAAGAAAATAATAATATTAACTTCAGAAAGATTCTTACTAAGATAATGTTTGCTTCAAATTTTATTGCAACAGAAGGTAGAATTGGTACAGCAACATCAGTTATAGTTGGTAGAAACAATTGGCGTTGGTTCAACGGTGATTTTAATATAGGTATTGATATAATATTTGATGAGAATATAACCAATGATAAGATAATTGTTTGTAGAGGAAGTTCGCAAAATAAACCAGGTTTAATTTTAGTTAATAATATTTTAGATAATACTTATTACTTTAAAGAAACTCCTAATTGGGAAAGACAATATGTGTGGTTTACAATAAAATAAAAAAAGCACTCTAATTGAGTGCTTTTTTTATTTTATGAAAAAATTGGTTTATTTTGTGCAATTCTCACCTTTTCGTATTTTGTCAATAGTGCAAACATCTTATTCCATTCCTCTTCTGGATTTTTTATAATTTTTTCACACCATTTATTATTGTTTAAATATTCTACAATCATACCTACTTTTAGATCGTTCATTGTTTTAGGCTTCCAATATCTTGGTTTCTCAATAAAAGAAAATGATATACCATTATGTATGTATGATTTATTATTTTCATTAGTATTATACATTATAACATCAAGGGGTTGTTCAGTGCCATTGTTAAAAATCTTTTTAACCTCTGTATCACCTAAATATTTTATAATAGCCGAATCAACGTTAAAGTGGTCTAATATAAATATAATATCTTTGCGAAGATTGTCATTATCACCCATTTTGAATGCCATTACACTTTCTTCAAATTGTCCTTTGTAATAACCTTGTATTGGGAGTATTTGATACTCATTAGCATATAAAATAGATGATAATGCATCTAAATTTTTAGATGATAATATAGCATATGATGTATTTGGTTGTTCAAGTCCATTCATATTGTATATATTAAATTAAATATCTTCTTTTTATATCAAATTGAATTCTTCATATAGTTTGGTATAAAAAATAGTTGATATTTCTTCTTTATAAGAATTTGGTATAACTATACTATCATGTATTGTTATTAACTTAACATCAGGATATAATAACATTATGTCCTTTACTATTTTATTGAATATAAGATTTGATTCTGCTTTTTGTAGATCATATGCAAGAATTTTGTAATCTTTGTTTTCTCTTTTGTATATCTTTATGAAATTGTGTATAGTTGGGAATAATTTTATAAATATTTTATCTGCTTTACTATTAGATGCGTTTTTACCGAAAAGAACTTTATAAGTCATTTCTTTAACTATGGATTTGTTTTTTATCCCAAGATAATCCATTACATATTGGTAATATTTTCCATTTATTGTTAAATATTTAAATAATTCAAATTCATCATCCTTTACCCATTTTGTATTTGAATCCTTTATTATTTTTAATAAAAATAATGGTTGGCTATTTGGTATATCTAATTCATAGGTTTGTTCACCATTTATTAAAAGACAGTTTTTACGTATGAATGATTTTAATATGGTAAAATTAGTATGTAATCTCCCATAATTATCAAAATGGTAAAATATATGTTTATCATTTATACATTCAACTGAATATCTATTTCTATTATAAATTTCACCCTCTCTGTCTTTTAGATTATCTAAATAGAATATAGATTTATCAAATTCTATATCAACGTAGAATAGATCATCTATTAATTTTGCTTTTATATTGTTTTCAATTAGTGAGTTTTTTATACCATCCTCTTCTACTTGAGATACATTATTTCTATATTTTTTTAATAATGTTCTATCAGTATTTAAGTATCTTTTTATTTCAGATTTTAATATATTATCATTTATTTTATAAACTCTTGCATTTCTACCAGCTTTATAATTTGACATTATCTCTAGTATTTTTTTCTCAACTAGATAATCCATATAATAATTATACATATAACCATATTTATCTTTAAGTATAGTTGACATTAGATTGAATTTATTCTCTTTTTTAAAGTAATATTTTAAAATCAAATTGTGGATAATATCAATTATATATGATGTTTTTAATGTTTTATTTTTATAAATAAAATTTTTACTAGATGATATATCTTCTAAACTTTTTGGTAAGAACTGAAGACTGTGTTTTTTATCTTCTAATTTTTTTCTGATACTTGAATATCCTTTTACACTGGATAATGGAATTACTTTTTTCACAATAGTTGTCATATAATTTATATCAATATTGACTAGTTATGTTTTTGTGATTTGTAGATTTTATTTATCTTATTTTTTCGTTTTTCTTTTATAATTTCCTTATAAAGTGCAAATTCTATACTAGATATGCTATCCATACCATGATAATTTGAAAGATCTTGTGCTAACTCATGAGTCCAATTTACTATAATAGGTCTTGTTGTCTTGACTTCTACAGACTTCTTATTTAAATTAATTTCTTTCATTATTCAGCTCCTTTTTCATCAATTATAGAAGTTGTTGGTTTTCCACCTTTACCCTTTTTCTTTTTATGATTATCAGATCCTTTTTGAAACTCATCGTAAATATCTAAATAAACTTGGTTATCACCATCGACATCATACATAATATTTTCAAAATCATCAAAATCTAATAAACCTGCTCTCATTAGTTCTATTTCATGTATTTTGTTTAAATAATTTTCAATGTATTTATTTATATCATCAACGAATATATTAAAGAGTTTTACAGAATTTTCAGTGAATATGCCAATAGGTTTTTTTCTTTTTTTAGAAAATGATGATAATAGACATTTAAAAATATATTCTAATTTTGGATCTTCGTCTAAATATTCCTTTGTTGTTTTATTATCGATTAATTCGGTGTTAATTTTAAACTTGTCTTTGTTATAAAATTCGGGTATGATGAATTCAAAATTTATGAGATCATCTTTAACATCAGATAAATACATATTATATAATTTTGAAATTAAAAAAATATAAATCTCATCTTTTTTACTACCTTTTAATTTTATATCATCTAAATTAATTGATTGACAAAAAGTTAGAAAATTTATGAGTATTAGTGTGTATATCTCAACAAAATCTGTTGAATTTGTATCACTTACTTTTTTATATAAAGGATTTAATAATTCAAATGATCTATCACCATTTTTAGTTCTAACTATTAATTTTTCTATATTTTTTTGGAAATCACCATCCATTAGGAAAGAACTTTCAATATATGGGTTTAATATTTTATAAAAGAAAAAAGCAAATGATTTTTCACCAAATACATATTCTAAATCATCTTCACTTGTATTTAAAAAATATTTAATGGCTTCGGTCATTCTTTCTGATAATTTACCTTGGAATATAACTGGAATCATATCAACATTAAACAATCTAGAATATTCATCCAATTCATCTATTATAAAATCATATTTACCATTTTTATTAATTGATGTTAATACTAGTTTATTTTTAGGTTCTTTTTCATATTCTATATTGGCTGGTTGATTATCAGGAAAATATTCAAAACAAAACCACCATTTTTTATTTAAAAGTGATTTAACTCTTATGTCTAGTGAGTTGAAGTATTCCATTGCTGGATTATAATAGTTCTGCATAGCTAAATCAATTAAATTGATAGCATCATTACTAATAGATTTTGGTTTTATTGTAAATTCTTTACCATTCCAATTTACCCATATTTTACTTCCTTGTATATCCTCAATTACAATTATTTCATCTTTAAGAATATTATCTAATAATTCTTGACTTTCTAAGTCATTTAATGTTATAAGTTTTCCCATAATAGTTTATAATTCTTTCGTTTTTTGTTTTTATAACGAATATTTCCTTTATATATTAAATATTTCACGTATAAATTAAAATATTTAGTGTAATGGTTTATCTAAGTTTAAACTTGGATAAACCCAATTCCACCAAATGATGATTTATTATCTAAAAAATCCATTTTATTACCTTGTAATTCATCCCATAGTTTATCAACTCTACAATTGGCATTTCTATGGAATTCAGTATCTTTTGTGTCATGGAAACCAATCCAGCCACCAGGTTTAACTAAATGTTTATACATTTCATAATCTTGTTTTACACCTTCGTATGTGTGGTCACCATCAATAAATAAAAAATCTAATAACATACCACATAAGGTATTTTCAACACTTTCTAACATTGTTTGGTCATGTGATGAGCCCCAGAACATATTCACATTTGACCCTAATGATTTAAGATATTCATCTCTTTTATATTCATTGTAATCACCCCTTCCAAATTGACCTTGTGGTATATCAACTGATATTCTGATACCATCATTTGATAATTTGCTCCATATAGCAAATGTCCCACCTTGATCAGTCCCTATTTCCATAAAATTGGTTACGTTTAATGATTTAAAAAAATTAGCGGCTTCTAATATCTCTTTATGATTTTGTACCATTCCTAAATCATATGATTCTTGAATTATCACTTCAACTGTTTTTTCAGCATATCCTAATTTGTTATATCTCTCAATTTCTTTTATTACATCCGATGCTGTTATGTTTCTAGTACATTCAAATTGTTTGTGGGTTCCTTTTTGTTCAGGGCACCAGTTCCAATCACTTGGATCTAATTTATATTTATTAAAACACCCATTACAACCACCACCTTTGAATATTCTAATTAAATTATCATCTATTACTTCAGTTAGTGGTAGACTGAAACCTGATATTAAAATTGTTGGTGTTCCAACAGCCCATGATAGCCAACTTAGTCCAGAACCAACACCAATAAACATTTTACAATGTTTTAAATGATTTATTGTATTCTTTAACGAATTATCACCATTTTTTCTAATTGATCCATTTGGGTAATAGTTATCCATATAACCATCATCTTCGAGACCAATAGTTATAACTTTTATATCTTTATTTATAAAATAATCTGTTAATTCCTGCCATCCGGTTGGGTTATTCCAATATTTAGCTTGTGCAGTTGCATGTATACCAATACATATATAATCACCACATATTGGAGAATTATCATTAGGTATGGTTATTTTTGGTTTTAATGTTGTTCTATCTAGTCCTAATATATCAGTGCTAGTTGATTGCATGGGTATATTGATAAAATCATTTGGGTGTAAATCATAATTAACTGAATTATCTTGGTTATAAAACCATCCTATTCTATATTGAGCATAGATATTATCTACTAATGTACCTGGATTTATGAATGTTAATTCTGGATAATTGTCAATAAATAATTCATTTTTAAATGTACTTACTATTATTTCACAATTGTGTTTTTTTCTAAATTCATCAATATGTGGAAACCAAGCAATATTATCACCTAATGCACTAGATTCTATTGATATTAAAACCCTTTCATTTGTTAAGTTAATATTTTTTACATATATTTCTTCTGTATCTAAATTAGTAATCTTAACTTTCCAATCAATATAATATTTTATATTACTCCTAACCCAATTATTAACACCTATGGTATTTGTGTATATTACTTGGTTGGTTTTATTGTTTATTAATTCAACTAGGAATAAACTATTACTATTTCCTAAAATCTCAACAAATGCCCCATTTGTGAAATTTATATTAAATTTTATATTTTCATTGATATTATCAATTTCTAATTCTTTGATGTAGTTTTGGTTAGTTATCATAACATTTGCTTTTTTTGTTTTATTATCATATTTTTTTTTAGTATTTATATTAGGGAAATTGACTTGGAAACCCTCTTCTATTAGACTATCTGATATTTTATATGCTATTATTTCATGTGGAGAAAGATTATATGATTTTATATTTTTTTGATAGTTTATATTAAATGATATATTATCTGTTTCTGATCCAATTAAGCATAGATAATTTTCACCAACATTGTTTTCTGATAGATATACAAATCCACTACCACCTGATTTTGTTGTTAATTGGGGATAAGTAGAGAGTATAAAACTATTTATTATGTTATTTTCTTTAATCGTGTTGATATCATTGATATTTATATTTAATTTATTATTATAACAAGCACTATATAGAACATCTTCTAATATTACTTTATTTTCATAACAGAAATAATCCTCTTTAGTTTTAAAAGGATTTAGTGTTTCTATGAGTTTATTTGTCCTTGCTGAGAAAAATGCTGAATTTATAGAATCATTATCATTCCAAGAATATGCGATCATATCATACTCATTTAATTTATCATAATGATTTTTTAAGACCATTTGATCATCTATTATATAATCATAATTTATAAAATGTGTAACCCTACAATTGTTTATATAAGAAATACCTAAGCCATTTTTTATTAGTTTCATTGCAGCGAAACCATGGTTAAAATCAAAAGAATATGATAAATCAAAGCCATCGTATTTGATCCAGTGTATTGGAATTGTATTTGATAGTTTATTATATTCATCTGGATATACAACTGGGTTATCTTTATCGTATATGATATAATCAGCTATTTCATGGAATTCCTTTGATACCTCAATATGTGATGATATTATTACAAATAAACCTTGGTTTTTTAATGATATAACACATCTTCTTAATAAAGATTCTTTTTCAATTGTATCAGCATGTGATAGTATAATACAAGCCTCGTCATTTCTAATTATCTCTGTTTTTGTTGGATATACTTTTAATAATTCATTATATCCCTCAATACCAATCTTTATCCAGTTAAATTCATCATGAATCATTTTAGCTTCTAATAATGCTTTTTCCTTTTTAATTTCCCAATTATTATAACAATCAATCAGTACATCTTTTAAGTTATCAAAATCAGGCTCTGAATAAAAACCAGGTGTGTCTTCAGCAAATCCTAAATTTTTACCAATACTAGCTAATCTTTCCTCTTTTATTTTAACAGGATTGCCTTTACCAATTGCAAATTCTAATTGTGCACCCCACTCTGAATATATAACAGGTGTTCCTGCTACCATTGCCTCTATTAATGGTATGTTCCATCCTTCACTTCTTGCACAGGTTATCAATACATTACCATTTTTTAAATAATTTTCATATTGTTCTCTTGATAAAAAATGTTTAACCTTTATCTTATCATTATTTAATCCATAATGAGTAAGTCTTTCTTCTGTTGATGAAAGACCATCTATTGAATAAGGATTATCAGCACTTAGAATTAATTCAACTGATTCATTATCTTTAAATGCTTCTAAAAAAGATCTTATAATTTCAGGTAATGCCTTTCTATAATCCCATCTACCAAAAAACATAAATTGGAATTTATCATTTTTAAGATGATCACTATCCATTGTGTATAAAACATCATCAACACCCTCATGTATAATAAATATTCGATGTTCAGGATATCCCTGATTTATAGCAACATCCTTATGCCACTTAGATACAACCCATAAATAATCAAATTTTAATAATTGATTAAAGAAATCTTGTGGTAATTCGGTGCTTTCCCAAACAGTATATGCTATTTTAACTCTACTAGAATAGTCCTCATAAAAATAATAATGATTCATATCCATCAAGACTATATCAATATCTTGATTAAAATTGTTATTAGTGTTTACCCAAGGTAAATTTGATAGCCCATCCTTTATATGAAAATCCCTTTCAACTCCATTGTCATTTAATGTAATAGTATCTAGTATTTTATAATCTATATCATTTAAATAATCCAAATTGTTATCATATGTGTAGTTTCTTACTCTTAAATCTACGTGTTTTGATAATTCTCTAAAAAATGATCTTGCATGTGCTGCATATCCAGTTTTTCCCAAATAACAAGTGTGTGCTCTTACTTTTAACATAATATATACCTTATATTAAATATATGGTAAAATATTAAAAAGTTTAAAATATTAAAATTAATTATTAATATATAATATATGAGAATTAAAAAATTTAATGAATTTAATCTAACTAAACTAAATGAAAATACTGAGTTGATAAATTCTATATTAGATAAGATAAATGATACTGGTATGGATAGTTTGACCGATTATGAAAAATCGGTTTTAAAGAATGCTTCAATGGGTGATAATAAATTTGAAACCATGGAAGATGATATTATTTCATTTCTAGATAAAAGATTTGGGAAATTATTAGTTAGAAATTATAAAAGAAAAAGTTTTGGTTTCCCTATTGTTGGTTATTACTTTATAAATGAAGATGAGAATAGTCGTTTATTGGATTTGGAGCTTTATAAAATTTTAGATGAGAAAACTAATAGTATTAAAATAATAAATTCTTTATGTGTTGATTATCGCTCATTGAAAGATATAAAAGATAGATATGGCTTATATGATAAAGATATGCGCTATTATATTAAAAAATGGTTTATGAATAGTTCTTATATTGGTGAATTGAGTTATAATAAAGAATTGTCATTACCTGGTGGTTTTGATATAAAGGATGTTAGGTTAGTTTTCTAATTTTGATAAAATGATAAAAAATATTTAATATATACACTATGAAACTTAATAAATTTTACGAATTCGTACAGGCTGATTTTGAGCCTATGAGCTCCTTTCATATAAAGAAGGAGTTAAATACTAAATTATGGGATAACTTTAATTTGGATGATAAAGTTAGAAAAGATCTTTTACAAATTGGTCAGGATTTTTTTGAGGGTACTGATATACATAGTGATGTAATTGATATTGTACTTACAGGATCATTGTGTAATTATAATTGGTCAGAAAGATATTCAGATTATGATTTACATATCATAGTAGATCAATCAAAAATAGATGAGGATCTAGAAACCGCTGAAAAATTATGTGATTTTGCTAAAAAATTATGGAACTCACAACATGATATAACAATTAAAGGTTATGAAGTTGAAGTTGCTATACAAGATAAAGAGAATTTAGATATGGCAATGGATACAGGTAGAATGGGTGGTGTTTTCTCACTTATGTTCAATAAGTGGATTAAAAAGCCTGAGAAGGTTGATTTTAAACCAGATGAGAAAACAATTAGAGCAAAGGCTGAACCAGTTATGGAAAAAATTGATGAATTAAAGAAAAATGCTGATGAATATACATATCCTGAATTTAAAGAGAAAATTGATAAAGTTTGGGATAAAGTTAAAAATTTCCGTAAAAGTGGTCTAGAAAGTGAGGGAGGTGAATTATCAATTGGTAATCTAGTATTTAAATTACTTAGACGTAATGGTTATGTTAATATGGTGATGGAATTAAAGCGTGATGCTTATGATAAACAATTTAAATAAAAATGGATATAGGGATAGGTGAAATAGAAAATATTTTTAAAGAAATATTTGATGATGAAAAAGGGGTTGTTTCATCTATTGAAACGTTGTATGAAAAACCTAAAGATGGTGAGAATTTTCTAAAATTAGTAATATCTATTCAAGGATTATCAACTGATGAAAATACTATAATACACACTAAATTTATATTCAAAACAGATACACATAAAAGACACTTAATTGATAAATCATTCTTATATCTATATGATATAAATTGTGTTTATCATAAAATAGATTTTTCAAGTGTTATTGATATGAAAAAAAATATTGAAGATATTTTAGAATCTAATAATTTTGGTGAAGATATTATAATACTTTCAGATTTTATTGAATCACCAGCTCTATTTTTAAATTATTACATGAAGAGAGCTAAGATTGAAGATTATTCAATTTTTGATGTTGAATATGAGCCAAAGTTTAAAACTACACCTTGTGATAAAACTACATTTGATTTTAAAATAAATATAAACAATAATTATAACATAGATCTATCTATCTATAAAATAGATGCTAAGGATGAAGATGATACTAATAAGTATAAATTTCAATTTAGATTTATGGATGAAATAATGACAGAAGAAGCAGATGATCTTAAAAATATACATTATTTTGTTGGGTCTAATATTGCAAAAATACTTGATAAAAAATTAAAAAACAATTAATGAAACACTTAGATAAATTTAAATATTTTTTAAAAGAAAATATTGATAGTATTGAATGGGATAGTGAAGAAATTGATGAATTCTGTGTACATATTAAGGATTTGGGATCAGAGATTAAAATACAACCTAAAAGACTTATACTGAAGGGTGAATATGAGGGTAGGGAAATTACAACTATTAGAATTTCCTTACAAAATATGAAAAAAATTGGAATTCAAGATGATACAGGTTTAGATTATGGTACCATTTATGATGATCGTATATGGGATATATTGACCGAAATTAAAACACTTAATAAGCGATTAATGAGCGATAAAGTATTTATACATTTGACAACTGCTGATATAGAAATATCATATTTACATAATAAAGTAGATAATAACTTGGATTTCAAATTAGAGAAATTATTAAGTGATTTAAAATCAAAACGTGCACTAACTGATTTTGGTAAAAATACATCTTGCTGGATAGATGGTGATAAGATAATTGTTAAGTGTGTTAGTTATTATTCAAAAAGAAAATTTGATAATTATGTAAAAGGTATTGATTTATCAGATTGGGATTTAAATTTTGATGAAAGATTTGTAAAATCACCTATGCCACCTAGAATACCAGATGGGGTTGATTGTACAATAACAATAACACCAAAAAAATAATTTTATAAAATAATATATAAGATATGAATAGAGATAACCAACCAACATTTAATGTTAATAGAAAAATTGCTAACTTCAGTGATTATGCTAGTAATAAAGATAGTTTAAAAAAAGCTAATCTACAAACAAAACGTAATTCAGAAGATCAGCAACATATTGGAAATTTTAGAAATGAATTTGATCCAATTACTCATAAAGTAACACAACAAACACCTGAAGAGATTAAGGATAAGTTAGATGCTATTGAAGAAGTTGAAAACACCAAAGAAAGTAATACTATTAAAAAATTTAGTGAAGATTTTGATTGGGATGAAGTATTAGGTAAAAATAATACTAAGAAAGAAATAGAAAATGATCCTTGGACAGACCTAGAGAAGGATATGGTTGAATTGGCTGATAAATATTCAGGTAAATTTGGTGTAGATTCATATGGAGTTGCTGATGCGATGTATCAAATAATGGATACTATGTTCCAAAAGAAATAATTAAAAAAGGGAGTTTTCAACTCTCTTTTTTTCTTGGTAGAAGTTTGTCTAAGTTTAAATCTCTTTTAACTCTTTTTGATACATTTCCCAAAGTTATATCAAATAAATCCTCATCATTCATTTTAAGTAGATTGTTTTTATATTTGTTATACCATTCATAAAATATATCTATTGAGTATTCCATAATCTCTATGAATTTAATGTCCATAGAGAGCTCATAAGAGCATACTAGTATGTTTATCATATCATTTAATGGTGAAGATGAATTGGGGTTTATATAATCAATAGCAAAGCACATATTCCAATCTATTGTAATATTAAAACCCAATTCATGTATTCTATTAAATTCCTCTTCTATTTCCATTGTATATAACTTTATTTATACGAAAATCCCTTTTCTCTACCAAATCATATGGTTCTATTAAAATATTACCATCTGAAATTGATAACTCCCATTCAATACCAGTCTTTTGGTCAACTAAAACCAACCGATCCATTCTACCAATGCCATCGATATCTACTGATATCTCTGGTGGTTCGGTAATTTTCCCAATTAAACTAACATTGTTATTGTTATTGTTTGTATCAGTTGTTACAAATAATGCAGAACTTCTTTTTTTCTTATCCATTTAAAATATTATTTATTTTCTCATTTCTAATTCTAGAAATTACTTCGGATGGTAAATCTGGTTGCTCTTCATCTCTTATGTAAATAATCTTTGATTCTCCAATTTTAAATGATATAGGTATATCTAGGATTAATCTAGGACTAATGGCAGCTTCTGATACAACATTAAATTTAATTTCACCTATATTTAATTTAATATCATTAAGTAAAAATAATTTAGTATCACTGTATTTAAAAAATGGATTAACATAGATATTTTTATCATAAAGAGTTCCAACAATATATGATGTACCATATGATGCATTTTTAAAGGGTAGTGTATTAAATTGTACACCATCTTGTATATTAGAGCAAATCCTTACATTTGATATTAAATTCTTATATTCAGTAAATCCTATTATATAATTGTTTAAATCATTACCTACTTTAAATCCACTTTTTCTTAAATCTATAACTTCATACTCATAAGATGTATTAAATTCTTCAATTAACTTTTTATCAATATGATTTCTAATATCAGATTTAATCTGTGAGATGTAATGATTTAATACATACATTTCATCAATATTCGGATATGAAATTGGTGAAGCAACTGAAATTTTATATGTTTGGAAGTCTATAAGATATTTATCCTCTTTGTAATAATCATTATATTCAAAAAGTGTAAAATTTCCATCAATAATCAAATCAATTATATCCATTATTAAGTTATATTATATCTTATCAGATTGTTTTAATATATCACCTAAAAAATCTTGTTTAATTATACCATTTAGTTCATTACGAACCTCCATAAGTATTTTACCTAAATTATTTTTACCTTTACCTTTACACTTATCACAAGTGCATTGACCATAAAAATTATCATGCCAATAATTACCTTCAATTAAAGTTAAATCACCAGTTGATATTAAAAGTTCTTTTAAATTCTCATCTTTAAATTTCTCCCTGATCGCCCAATTCATAAATGTTAGTTTCTTATCATCCCAATCCCTTCTGACTCTCATTTGTTGCCCTATTCTTTTAACTAAACCTGGGTTATTTATTTTGGATAACATTTCTCTAAAATCAGCTACACTATATTGTGTGCCATTGAGTAATTGCTCATTATTACATTTCATCGCAACATAATATGCTTCGACACTATTATATTTTATTCCTTGGAATTCTATTTCACAAGGATAAAAATTAGATAAAAACCCATATCTTCCGTCAAATCTATCAATCATTTTATTTATTTATTTATTTTTTACCAATAATACCAAAAAGCATCTTTATAATTATCATTGAATTCTATATTATAACCTTTTAATATTTTTATTAAGGTTTGTTTAGATTTTGCTTTTTGTGATTTATTTCTTATTTTCCTAAAACTCTTTGGTGCATTTCTCATTTTATATAAATTATAAAATCTATTTATTAATCTATTGTAAATTTCATATTCTCTTGTTGTTTCTAATATAAACCCACAGGTATCATAAGAAATATACTCATCATATAATGAAAAATATTCTTTTTCATAAAGCCAATGTTTATTTAGATGTTTGCTTAAATGTTTACACATATTGTAATTTATTTTTTGAGTACTTACAACTGATCTAATAATTTCCTCATAATCTTTCTGTTATAATCTTTTCAATAAAATCTTTTATTTTAATATCATTATCTTTACAATATTCCTTTACTCTGTTATGTAACACCTTTGATATCTGAATAAATGTTTTATCAGAATTGTAGTTTTTCTTTGATTTTTTATTAGTTTCTTTATATTTTTCCATAAGGAGAGAGATATTTTTTTATATATACTTATATGAAAAAAATAATAATTAGTTATGATAAAGATATGTATAAGATGTGAAAGAGAAAAAGAACTTAATGAATTTAGTAGAAGGAAAAATGCAAAAGATGGTTATAGGAATCAATGCAAAACTTGTTTAAATGAACTTGTTAAAATTAGATTTGATAATTTAAGCGAAGAAGAAAAGAATAGAAGGAGAACGATAAAAAATCAAATAAATAGAAAATACTTGAAAAATAATATAGATGATCCAGAATTTAAATTAAAAGAGAAAATCAAAAGAAGAAAAAATCACCTAAAAAGAATGGAAGATCCAGTATATAAGTTAAAAGTATCATTTTCTAGAAGACTAAATAGATTTTTAAAAAGAGGTGGGTGTAATAAATCACCTAATAAATCATATTATTTGGATAAGCTAGGATGTTCATTTGAAGAACTTAAAACTTATTTAGAATCAAAATTTGAAGATTGGATGACGTGGGAAAACTATGGTAAGTATAATGGTGAGTTGGACTATGGGTGGGACTTGGATCATATAATTCCATTATCAAAGGCAAAAACGGAAGATGATATTTATAATCTATCACATTATAGTAATTTACAACCTCTTTGTAGTAGAACTAATAGAGATATTAAAAAGGATAAAATAGAAAACCCACAATAAATTGTGGGTTTCTTTTGTGGAGGTGAAGGGAAACTGCCTCCCATGTACTAATCAGTTGTTAACAACTATTCGTTTACAAGCTTAGTGTGTTTTTCTTACACACACAAAATAGTTGATTTTAACCCAAAGTCCAACAAAATGGTTTTCACATTTACTGTGTGATACAGTCGGAGAATTTTTTTAATTGGTTCTCTTATTAAACCAACTCAGGAGTGTTAACTCCAATTGCTTTAAGGGTCGCTACTAAGTCTTCACGAGTTCCTACTTCATTTGTTTTGCCATTTACGACGTTTATCATCTAATTTATTAATCGGACATATGAAAACCCGATACTTGCATAATTATCACCAATCTGCTAGGCAAATCTAATGACACCCCCCTTGTTATTATCTTACAAAGATATATATTATATATTAATAATCAAATAAAGTTTTTAAATTTTTTTATTCTTTCTTCTAATTTATTAATCGGTGGTAAAGAATCCCAATTAACTGATACACTAGCACTACATAATTTAATCAAATATGACATATTCTGTCTTTCTTTATGTGTGTGTTCATTGAAATAACCAACAGATATATTAGTACATTCCGGTATCAAATCAATAAAGAAAGCAGAATCAGTGAATATACCAGTATTATCTGGTTTCATATCAAAACCTAATTTGTTATATTCGTTACACAACTCATTAGCAAATTCTTCTGAACAACATCTACCACCCATCTGATGTGTTATTATGGATGAATAATCCCTTCTATCAAATGATAAACACCTTTTGATACTTTTTAAATAATCAATGTTAATTAATTTTTCAGATAGTTCATTAGATCCTATACCACCCACTTCTTCACCAATGAAAAAATAATAAAGCCCAGGAACGTTATTAGCCATCATATAAAGCATTATAGTTACACCGGCCTTATCATCTGCTCCTAAAATAGATTTACCATCAGAAACTATCATCTCTTCACCATCTTCAATATAGCTATAAAGATTTACATCATTTTGTTTTTGGTCAGCAGAATCTAAATGGGAGGTAAACATTGTTGTTGGTTCAGATCCAATAATATGATAATAATTACCAACTATATCCTTTTTCAAACTTGGTAAAAATTCTAATACTTTATCTTCATATCCATGAGGATATGTTTTAGTTACCAAAGATAGAAATGTAGATCTTGGATCTTTTGGATTATATTCAAATTTATCTAATTTTATCTTTTTCATATTTATTGTATTGATATATTTCCAGGTGTTATTTTAACGTAATATTCATTATTTTGATAATTATTTACATAGTCTTTACCACAAAATATGATATCAACATAATCTATTTTACTAAGTGAAATTTCTTCATCATCAACTATCTTATATGAATTTTTTCTAACTATTAAACTAGCATCCTTTATTATTTCACTTGGTATCTTATCATCACCAATAGCTTTTATAAGCAAGTTAGCACCGATTATATTATCACCATTTAATTCACCTGTAGCTTTCATCCATATATCATTATAGCTAGGGCCAAATCCACCCAAATCAATTGCATATCTACCTGTATACATCTTTACTAAAAAATCATTTGATTTATTGTCTAATGACCACCAAATATTATATCTTCTACCCAATTGATCAAATAAATATTTATGTTTAATATTTAAATCCATTTGTTTGAAATACTTCAAATCATCATTAGATGGGTTCATAAGTGTTTCACTTATAAATTCATTATATTTTAAAACCTTCATATAGTATATATTAAAGATTTAATATATAAAAACTAAATAAATCTATTCCAAGTCCATTTATCTTGACCACAACCAAATATTCTATAATTACCCATTTCGTGCATTATTTCAACTTCGGTTTTGAGAGGATCATGTCCCATTTTAACTAATTTCTTTTTATTATATGTGAATCTATGTTTACGTAATCCGTTAACAACCCACCAATAATTCCCATTTGTTCTATGTGTAAAGATAAATCCTAATGATTTGTACATGTCACCAGTGAACATAGAACGATCGGCATATGATATCATTTTATCTATATGGTTATTATTTTTTATAAAAAAACTGAATAATTTTGAAGCAGCGCCTATAATGTTTGTATTTTTTTTATTACAAAATCTAATTAATTCATATTCTCTATTACCATTGATTGATCTCCAACCAAAACACATAAGACTTACTAATTCATCATTAAAGTATAATCCATATGCAGTGTTAAAATTTGCATATCCTTGTATATGATTTTCATTTAGAAATATTGACGTATCTTCGTTATTAACTATTCTTATTTCACATTTCCTTGCATATATTTTAGTCTCAATTTTAGATAATTTATTAAGTATTATTGATTTTATAATATCTTTACTATTTTTCCAATCATCTTCCCATATATGAAGTAAATGTATACCATTTTCCTCACATTTTAGACTTTTATCTAAATGATAATTTTTACTTTTAAATAATTCAGAATGCCAGTATAACCCATTAAATTCAATTGCAAGTTTATACTTGGGTAGATATATATCTAAGTGTAATGGTTTCAATAATTGTTTTTCAGTAGTTATAATATCGTTTTCATCAATACCTATTGATAATAACCAAGATATTATGACATCTTCATGTGATGATCTATTTATTTTTTTAATAGAGTTTCTAGAATGTTCGGTATTTAAATACGTATCAACACCATACCTCAATAAACAAGTTTTTTTAATTTGTTCTTTTACCTCATCTATATTTAATTGGTGTTCAACTCCATGTTTTTGTAAATAATATTTTTTAGTTTTTATTTTAAACTCATCGGTTTTAAAATAATGATCAACACCATATCTCTGCATTATAGTATTACTCCATTTATCACGAACTTCTTGGTTTTGGAATGTTGATTTAGTACCATATCTTTCCATATTGGTATTCTCAGTTTTTTCTTTTATTGAATCTAATTTTGCAATATTATCAACACCATATTTATCTATGGTTGTCTTTTTTCTTTTTTCTTTGACTTCTTTGTCTGTTTGTGCACATTTAGCAGAACATGATTTCCTATATCCATCTAACCAATTTTTATTAAAGGTTGTTCTTTTACCACATTTACAAGTGAATGGTTTATTTAGATCATTTACCCAATACCAAATTTTTTCAGGGAATGAAATTTCGCCAATATCATCTATTTTGGATATAAATGAAATTATATCATTGTGAATTTCAGAATAATTTCTAATAAAATATGTTTCTCTTAACCTAGAAGATGAGTTGTTTAATATTTCTAATATTTTAGTTTTGCGATTATCCATTATATAAATATAATACTTTTTATTCAAAAACTTATTATTATATTAAAATAATAATAAAATGTTTATAATATTTAATAAAAAACCCCTTAATTTTAGAAATTAAGGGGTTTTTATTATTTTTAACTAGTTAAGATTAGTTCAATAATTGAGCAGCATCTTTAACTTGAATAGTCATAAATTGTTTTTGTGGGAACCAACCAACTTCTGCTACAGCATATCTCGATCTCAAAAGCATTCTTGGTGCAAAAGTCGCCTCAGATATAACTGAGATAGATTGTGCCATTAAATAAGGTACGAAAATGATACCTGGTTGATCAGGATTGTTTTTTCTACCTAAAACGATTCTGTTATCATTATATCTCATGTAAGGATCAACATAGATAGCGATATCTCCTATTGTTCCAACAGGGTATAATTGACCTTGTCCGTTTAATTTAGATCTAACTGGGTTAATAGTATAACCAGCGATATCTTGAAGAGCAGCAGCAAGTCCCCCGTTTGTGATAAGGTATTGAGCTGGACCTACACGACCCTCAGTTGCGATGTAGTTAGAAGCGTGAGCAATTTTAGTGATCAACTTTCTTTGAACAGCGTGAGTAGTTTCACCACCAACATTACCATTTCCACCAGATACAGTAGCATAAGCAGTATCTAAGTCAAATATAGTTTGGTTAGCAATTGTACCAGCTTGAGCATTAGCAAGAGGTGCATTACTTCTATTTAAAGTACCCATTTCAAATATTTTTTGAACGATTTGTTTAGAAATTGTTTGAGATAACTCATTAACAAGGATAGATTCCATTTTTTGAACGATGTCCATACCTGTGTTAGCTTTGATATCTTCAATTTCAGTTCTTCTTAAAGCTGAAGATACTTCAATAGTACCAACTGCAATAGTTTTAGAAGAGATTTTTGGTCCGATAACTCCTGAGTAAGAATCATCATCAGCTTGACGACCCATTGGGTAATCACCAGAAGCTAAATTAGCAGTCCAGTTAGCAGAGAAACCTGGGATATGATCCTCTAATGCAGATACTAATTGTACAGCAGCACCAGATACAGATTGAGTACCGATGAACAACAATTGAGAATTCATAGAAGTTGTTGGACCAAAAGAGTTTTTAGTTTGATCAAAAGACCATAATGTGTTAGCAGATGTACCAGCAACGTTTGCTTGTCTATAAGCTCTAAACATTGGGAAACCATCAACTCTTGAAAAACCTAAGAATTCCAAAACACCATATTTTGAATTTTGATTAGCTGTTGGTTCAGTTGCTGATAATGCAGTAGAAGTTGTAAAGTTAGCTACGAATAATCTACCACCAACGATACCACCAGAGTTTAAGTTAGCACCAGCAGGTAAGTTAGCTGTTAATACAGCATTAATAGCAGCTTGGTTAGTTGCTTGTAATTTGAAAACTTGTGGTCTTTCGTTTTCATTGTTAGGATCCATTCTAGTATCATCATATTGGAAATCAATATAAAGTAAATCAATTTTCGGACCTGGTGTTGGTTTAACTGCTACTAAGTCCAAACCGATAGTTTGAGCAGCAATTTTCATAGCAACTGGTAAAAGGTTTTGACCTACGTCTCCTGATCCAGCCATTGAGTTAGCATAACCAGAAGATGGTAAAGTACTACCAGCTAATGAGCTAATCCCTGGATTAACAACTGCACCCATACCTGCTACGTTAGAAGCATTTACATATGCATTTTCATTGATTGAGTGAAACTCAGCGTATTCCGCCATCCATTCAACTCTATCACCTGTAACACCCATGTTTTCTAAAACTGGTGCCCATTTCTTTGTCGCTTTCGCGTTGTCTATTCTAATGTGTGACATAATTTATTTTTTATTTTTTTTTTAATATTCTATATATTTCCCTATTTTACCTATTTTTAGCAAGTGTGGATTTTTTATAGATTAAATGTTTTTGAATCTTTCCATAATAGCAGTTACATCACTATCAGACAATTTATCCTCTTGAATTAATGCCTCGTGAGAAACTAATTTTTTTGTAGTTGATTCATTTTTCTTAAGATTTCTAGTATTCCAGAAATGCTCAATTTGTGATTCTGTAGTTAAAACATCAGCTGGGTATAATCTAGCTTGTGAAAGGATAGATTTTTTAGCTGTTTCGTTTAACTCATTCCAGATAGCCACTGTGTTTTCTGGCATTAATCTGATTACTCTTTCTTCAAGAGTTTCGTTTTTAGTTGATAAAGACTCAGAGATCAATGACAATACTTCTTTTTGTGAGAAGTAACTTCTTTCGTTTATGTGAAGTTTAACTGCTTCTTGTTCTTCGTTAGTCAAAGCATAATAGCTATCAACTTGTGATTTAGATAAGAATTTCAAGAAATTCAAATCAGATGTTTCAGAAACTTTTCGTTTACTAGCTTCTTCAATTAATTTATCAATAGATTCAGATAATTCAGAATCAGAGTTACCGTTAAATTCATAACTAGTACCACATTCTTCTTCATCATCTTCATTATCATCGTGTGCGTGAGCGTGTTCTGGTGTTACCTCAGCAATACCATTTTCTTCCTCTTCTTGAGCATCTTCATGACCTTCGTGGTTTTCTTCTTCACCATGAACACCTTCTTCCTCTTCTTCCTCATCTTCGTGAGATTCAAATCCGTGTGCGCTCAATGATGGGAATGCATCTTCGTGAGATTCATTTAATTTACCACCATTTAATTTTTCAGTGATTAGACCTGTGTAAGAAATTGTTTTATCTAAGTTTTCAGCGATATACTCAGAATAAGCAATATTTTCGTCTAAATTTTCAGCGATATACTCAGAATAAGCAATATTACCTTCAACGTGTTCAGCTAAATATTCTGAATAATCAATTGACTTCTCTACATTTTCAGCGATATACTCAGAATAAGCAATATTTTTATCTAAATTTTCAGCAATGTATTCAGCATAAGCAATATTCTTTTCTAAATTTTCAGCAATATACTCAGAGTAACCAATGTTTCTATCTAAGTTTTCAGCTAAATACTCTGCATAAGAAATGTTTTTATCTAAATTTTCAGCAATATATTCAGAATAAGAGATATTTCTATCTAAATTTTCAGCAACATATTCGGAATAAGCAATGTTCTTATCCAAGTTTTCAGCTAAATATTCTGAATAACTAACAGCTTTCTCTAAATTTTCAGCTAAATAATCATTATGTTCAATAAGTTTTTCAGTAGTTTCTTTTAATGATTTATTTTCATTAACCATTATTTGAACTTTCTCAGCTAAATAATCTAAATATTTAACAACTTGTGTGTTAGTTTGGTTCAACTCATCGTAATATTCTAAAAGTTGCTCTAATTTTTTAGGGTTAACATTACCCTTTGTAATTGCGCTATTTACTACTTTTTTAGTAGAAGCCAATTCTTTAACTAAATACTGTGAGTAATCAGTTAATTGTTGTTTCGTAACAAATTCATTTTTGTTCATGTTAAATAACTCTTCTGTTTTTGACTCGTCAGATAATTCATATATCCTAAAGTTAGATTGTGGGTCTTTATAACCTAGTGATTCATTAAGAACTGTTACACTCATTTTAGCAGAAGCAAATCCAGGATCAGCAACGATATCATAAGTAAACAATTTCTTCAATGATACAGTTCCATCAGATTCTGTTATACCAGCAGCTCTTGATGAAACAAAAAGAGGGCAATTGTCATCAACAAGTGCCTTTGCTTCTTTTCCCCAATAAGTGCTTAATAATCTGATTTCACCAGCAACTAAGTTTGATTCTTTTACGTAATTAGCTTTTGTAATTACGTGAGAAGCTCTTGAAAGCGAGGTATCGAATACGTCCGGATGGTCAAATTCACCATAAACAACACCAAGGTTGCTCATTCTTTCATTCATCTCCTCTAAAGCAGGAAGAAATTTGTCTGCTGTGTAGATACGTTCATTACGATTTTTAATATTAAATTCCGTAAATGTACCATTCAAGACATAATCCTTCTTACCAGTACTATTATTTTCTCTAATAAGAGAATTAATAGAGTTTTCAACTATCAAAACTGGTTTCATGTGATAAATTATTTTTTTTATGTGTTAGAGTATATATCTATTGAATTTTCCTATAAAAATGATGTGTGGATTTTTTATAGTAATCATATTTTTTTAATGATAAACAATTGAATAAAAATCATATATAATTGATATATGATTATTAGTAATTTGGGAGGTTTGGGTAAATGGAGCAATGTTGAAATTGATGTAATATGTGATTGTTGTGGTATTGATAAAAAAATAAAATATAAATTATATACCTCTTATGGATATTCTAATGGTGAATATTTATGTCGAAATTGTAAACTAAAGAAGAATAATATTGAGAAATATGGTGTGGATAATGTGTTCCAATTAGATTCTGTTAAGGATAAGATAAAAAAAACAACATTAGATAGATATGGTGTGGATAATGTATCAAAGTTAGAATATATAAAAAATAAAAAGATTGAAACTAATATTGAGAAATATGGCGTTGAGCATTATATGAAAAAGAAAGAATCAATTGATACTATTAGAAAGAATAATATTGAGAAATATGGTGTGGATAATGTATCAAAACTTGACTGGGTTCATAATAAGAAGATTGAAACATCAATATCAAATAATGGATATGCTTATATCACACAAGATGAAAAACATAGGGAAAGAATTAAAAATGAAAATAATGAGAAATATGGTGTAGATTTTTTATTTCAAAGTACATACTTTAAGGAAAAGTCTAAATTAACTAATATTGAGAAATATGGTGTAGATAACCCATCTAAATCAGAAATTATCAAGGATAAGATAAAAACAAGTAATATAGAAACATCACATAAAAAAATATTAAATGAGAATAAAAATATCCAAAAAATAGATTCTGTAAATAGATTATTTGAGATATATTGTGATACTTGTAATACCAACTTTATGATAAGTTATATGCTCTTTTATAAAAGAAGGGAAACAAATACTATAATATGTACCAATTGTAATAAAGTGGTTAAGCATCAATCTGGGAAAGAAATAATGCTTAGCAATTACATTAAAAGTATATATAGTGGTGAAATATTAGAAAATCATAGAATTGATAATAAAGAATTAGATATATATTTACCAAATGAAAATATAGCTATTGAGTTTAATGGTTTATATTGGCATAGTGAATTATATAAAGGTAGGAATTATCACAAAATGAAAACTGATATGTGTCAGATAAATAATATTCAATTGATACATATTTGGGAGGATGATTGGGATAATAAACAAAATATAATAAAATCATTCATATCAAATAAATTAAAACTAAATGTGGATAAGATCGGTTCTAGAAAATGTATAGTAAAAGAAATTGATGATATACTAATAGTTAAAAAATTCTTAAATGAAAATCACATACAAGGATATGTTAGATCAACTATAAAAATAGGTTTGTATTACAATGATGTATTAGTAAGTATTATGTGTTTTCTAAAAAATGGTAATGTTTGGGATCTAAATAGATTCTGTAATAAACTAAATACAACTGTGCAAGGTTCTGCTAGTAAATTATTAAAATATTTTGTAAATAATTATTCTGATGAAATAACCACATTCTCTGATAATAGTTATAGTTATGGTGATGTGTATGAAAAGATAGGTTTCTATAAGTTATATGAAATAAAACCTGACTATCATTATATTAAAGATAATATCAGAATTCATAAATTTAATTTTAGGAAAACAGTTTCAACAGGTTTATATAAAATATATGATTCGGGAAAAATTAAATATAAATACAAACAATCTACTTAAAATGTATATATATAGTATATGATATTAACAAGAGAAATAGAAATTAAAATAATTGAATCAAATTATCAGCATTATGTGGATTTTGGTTATGATGTGACTATAGGTGAATTTATTACTATACCAGTTGAACTATTACCAAAGGGATCACATCATAAGATATTATGTAAGTGTAATAATTGTGGATTGGAAAAAGAAGTTATCTATAAAAATTATCTTAAATATGATAATAATTGGGGTGATTACTTTTGTAGAAAATGTTCGGAGGCAAAACGCAAAGAAACATTAAGGAAAAATTTTGGAGTAGATTATCCAATACAAAATAAAAAGGTATTATCAAAAATGAAGAATACACTAATAGAAAAATATGGTGTGGATAATATCTCAAAAAAGAATAAAAAAGATGAGTAAATATAATGAGGGTGATGTAGTAGAAGCACAAATTGAGTTTAGTATATCCGGAAATGCTGCTGTTAAATTTGATGGTAAAGAATTTTTTGTAAGTAAAAAAAGAACAGGTAATGCTTTACATCTTGATAAAGTTAAAGCTACTTTGATTAAAGGTGATAAAAAAATAGAAGCAAAGGTCATTGAAGTAATTGAGAGATTTAAAACAGAATTCGTAGGAACAACACAAGTTAAAAAAGATCACACATTTGTTATTATAGATAATCCAAAAATAAAAGTAGATTTTTATATTAAAGGAAAACATGATGCAGAGGATAATCAAAAAGTTTTAGTGGAATTTCAAAATTGGGAACAAGGCTCAAAATCCCCTATTGGTAAAATAATAAAGATATTAGGTAATGTGGGTGAAAATAATACAGAAATGAATGCAATTATGTATGAATATGGATTACCTATTGATTTCCCACAAGAGGTTTTAAATGAAGCTGAATTAATATCAGAAGTAATTCCCCAAAAAGAAATAGATAAAAGAAAAGATCTAAGAAATGTAACTACTATTGGTATAGATCCATTTGATTCCAAAGATGCAGATGATACAATAAGTCTTGAATTTGTAGACGGTAAGAGATATATATCAATTAATATAGCAGATGTATCATATTATGTAAAGCCAGGAACTGAATTAGATAAAGAAGCATTTAAACGAGGAACAAGTGTATATTTAGTTGATAGATGTATTCCAATGCTACCACATAGATTAAGTAATGGGATTTGTAGTTTAAAATCAGGTGCTGATCGTCTGTGTTATACAGTAACAGTGTGTATTGATGATAATGGTGGGATAAAAAGTAAATGGTTTGGTAGAACAATTATAAATGTTGATAAAGATTATTCCTATGAACAAGCACAAGAAGTTATTGAAAATGGTAGTGATGGTAGTGATACTGATAATATCATATTAGAATTAGATAAAATTGCTAAAATATTAAGAAAGAAGAGGATTAAGGATGGTTCAATTGAAATGGGTGGTAAAGAAGTTAAATTTGAATTAGATGAGAATGGGAAACCACTTGGTGTGTATTTCAAAGAACAAAAAGATGCAAATAAATTAATTGAGGAATATATGTTATTAGCTAATAAAGAAGTTGCTAAATTTATAAAATCAAAAGATTTACCTTGTGTTAATAGAGTTCACCCTAGCCCAGATGATGAAAAATTATTAAATCTTAAAAAAGTTGCTATGAATTTTGGACATGATATAGATATAAGTGATCCCGATACAACTAAAGAAGAGCTTAATAAATTAATAAAGAATATTAAAGATACTCCCGAAGAAAATATATTGAGTACATTAACTATTAGATCAATGAAGAAAGCATATTATTCTACTGAGGAAATTCCACATTTTGGTTTGGGATTTGAGGACTACAGTCACTATACTAGCCCAATACGACGCGCAAGTGACCTGTACTCACACCGGTTATTATCACTAGCTTTGGGCAATGATGGTTATCCAAGAAAATAAATAAACAAATAATTATTATGAATAATTTAAAAGATAAAAATAAATTAGAGGAGATATGTAAGCATATCTCTAAAAGAGAGGATCTATCAAGTAAAGCCCAAAGAGATTCTATAAAATATAAACAAGCTGAATATTTGCAAGATAAAATAGGTCAAATATTTGATGGGATTGTCACTGGTGTTTTGGAAAGAGGTCTATATGTTGAGATTATTGAAAATAAATGTGAGGGGATGATTAGATTAGACACACTTGGTGGTAATTGGAATGTTGATTTGGAACACTATTTAATATTTAATCAAATGGGTGATAAAATCCAATTAGGTGATCCAATAAAAGTTGTTGTTAACTCAATAGACTTATTTAAAAAACAGATCAACTTTACTAGGTTCTGATGGATTATGTATATCATATAACTGATTTGGAATTGAATGGTGAAACACTATTACAATTTGAAAGGGTTTTATCAAAATATAATCAATGGGTTGTATTTAAAAGAGAAATTAGATTAAATAATCTTTTGGGTAATACAAAATTACAATTTGATATTGATGATATATCAGAATATGGCTTCTTATATAATGATGAAGTTGATATTTTATTATCAAAGACTTGTATTTTCATAGTTTCTATGAGTTTAACATTAAAGGATGAAACTATTGAGAAACTTAAAATAAAATGGAGAATTTTAAACACACCCAATGGTCAGATTATTAAAAATCTATTAGATTCTGATATCAAATTGGAAATAAAAATGAAATTTAGTGATGGTGTTTTTTACTATTTCTATATAGATTTACCAAATAATGTTGCATAAAAAAACCTCTCAAAAATGAGAGGTTTTTTATTTTAGTATTATTTTTAGAACTCAAATTCAGTACCACCTTGTGCTGGTGCTTGTGCTCCACCTTGTGCTGGTGCTTGTGCTTGTGCTCCACCTTGTGCTCCACCTGCTTCACCTTCCATACCTGGAACTCCGCCTTGTGCTCCACCTGCTTCACCTTCCATACTTGGAACTCCACCTTGTGCCCCACCTTGTGCCCCACCTTGTGCCCCTGGAACACCAGAACCCATTGCAGTTGCATCCTTTGCCCAATATTTTTGATTTTCTGCTTTTTCTTCTGGGGTTAATTTGAATACGTGATCCATTATATAATCAATGTGGAAATATGGTTTATCACCATTCATCACACCTAATAATGTACCTACTATACCTGCCTTTTTCTCTAAATTACCTAACTTTTTCCACTCTTCAAATACTTGATTAGAATAGAAGTTTATATCCATTTGATTTAAAAATATCTCATCATTTGATAATTCTGGAAATTCAATTAACATCTGAAGTTTTATTGGCTTGACAATAAGTTCTTTGAAATTTGCTCTAAGTCTACCAATAAAATTATGGAATTTAATTTCATCTCTTGTCATTTCAGATGCATCTGTTACTAGATTACCACCACCTGATTCACCCTCAAAGCGATTTAATGGAATTTTACTAGCTCTTTTTAATGCTTGATGAAACCATTTAAGCATGGTTTCTTCATTTAAATCGTGTCCTTGAGGTGATTTCAATTCCATAGATGGTGATCCTGCATCACCTTCGGGAAACCATATTTGCTTATTATATGGCAAGTGTTTAGATCCATTGATAGTTAGCGTCCCAAGAGAATCATCCCACTCAACTTCTTCTGAGTAATCATGTATAAGTTGACCTATTTGCTCCTCTGCTCTTTGCTTAGAAAGACCTTTAATTGGAATTTTAAATTCTTGATAGAGAGTAGCATTTATAATATTAAACATTATTCTAGTTTGCTCCAATATCTTAAGTTGATTATATGGTTTTATAAGACCTTCAACATATGAAGTCTCTGAATAATCATTTTGCGTAGAATAAGAAATAAAAACAATTTGAGAATCTAAAAATATTCTTCTTAACTGTGGATCTTCTGGGAATTGTATCCATAAATGACCAACATTTGGCTCATATGCTGGTACAATTGTTTCGGGTCTTAATCTATTAAATGCTATTATGTTTTTCTTTTTATCATCATATACAATCTCAACAGCTACATAACCATCAATTAAAAAATCTTTTATCATGTTCCAAGCTGTAACACTATCAGCAAATCCATATTTATTATATACTTTTTCAAAATACTCTTGGTATTTGTCTTGTATATCCTGTGTGTAATCATTAGATAACATCCTTGGTGAGCAGAAATCCCTATCATCATTATATACTATACATTCATCTGCTACTTGACTTACGAAATCTCTAATTTCATCCTTTATAGAATATTCACGTAGAATTCTTCTTTTATCAGGATATGATTTATCTAAATATGGTACAGATTTTCTGTTAAGAACGGATGCAACAGCTCTCTGTGAAAAGAAAGAATACATTGAGTTTTCTTTTGATGCATATGGATCTTCGTTTATTCCTATACCAACTTGATTTCTAATTATCATATCATCGTAGTTCATACCATGATTTGATAAATTTCTCAATATTCGGTTAAATAAACCTTTATTTTCAACAGCTGAGTTTTGCATTCCGAAATCTTGCCCAGAATTGTTGTTTTGGTAATTATATGATGCCATTAATTTTTTTTTTAAAATTTAATGTATATATAAAAAAACATTTACCCCCAAAACAAAAAAAAGAGGCTTAATGCCCCCTTTTCTATATTCCTAATTCGTTCAACTTATCGTTCCGATTTTTTTCCTTTAACTTCAATTCATATTCAATCAAAGGAATTAAGCACCTTTTGAAAAAAGGTGCTCTATGTGCTCTATAAACCACTTCTATAGAATCGCCACCCATATTTAATATGCAATTATCCCAAACCATAAATGATTTTTTATCTTCCTCTGATAGGAATTCAAATAAAATATTATAATCAAATTCCACAATATTATATATAAAATGTTCTGGTAATAACATTCAATTCATCTTTGGATAGTGATAAATCTGATAAAACTTTTACCATATCCTTTTGGTAGTTGAATAAATGTTTAACTAGATTATCAAATTTTTTAACAGACTTTCTATCAAGAAATAAATTTCCATCGTGCCATTTTATGCTACCATCTTTATTGATAGTCACATTTATTCTATGTGTATTAGAATTAGGTAATAATGGATCACCAGAAGTAAATATGAATATAATAGTTATTCCCTCTTTCTCTCTAATTACTCTGGATGATAAAAACTTTGCACCATTAAATGGTTTTACTTCACCAACTAAAATATCAAATTCTAATTCTTTTATTTTTCGCTCTTCCATACCAATGGCATGTTTAATAATTGCCATTGATTTATTTTTTTGACCAAAAGTTGCTAACTTTTCAGCTGCTGAGATGTAAGTTGTGTAATTCATGGTTTTGTTCAATTAAGTTTGTTTATACAAATATAATAAAAAAAAACTATTTACCACCATATTTTTTTGCGGATTTTTGTAATCTATCAATATGTCCCTTTAAAAGATCATATTTATCAGATATTTCTTTATTAGTATCATAAAATTCTTTTATATCAGATAGCATCATTTCCTTATCTCTTGCATCTTGTTCAGAAAATTTCTTATTCCATATTTCCATAAGTTTTTTCGGGTCATATTTTGCTTGTGGGTGCTGGGAATATAAAAACCTAGGTAGCATATCAATTTCTATTCTATGGACTATTTTAACTTGTGTTAAATTATATTCCATCAATGCATATTGGAATGAATATTTTTTTAAAACTTTATACATAGTTTCATAATTAACCTTTAGAAAGAAATTCTTTTTATCAAAATCTTGCTCTTTTATATAAGGATCAAAAAGCATAACTCTAACTTTTAGAGGTATAAAATTTAAATTAACACAAAATAGAACTATTTGGTTATCAAATTTTTTAAAATCAATAACAAATACAGGTGAATATTTAATCCAATTAGAATCATCAAGATAATGGAAGAAGTAAAAACCACCTGGTTTAATATCTGTTAATTTTATCGCTTTTACACTATCATCACTTTTTTGATATTTTTGATAGAAGAATAATGAATTATTTTTGAAATTATCAACTTCATTATTACCATATACCAATAAGTCCAATTTAACCAATTCTGTAAGATGTCCCATTTTATAAATAATTTTCTTTATATATAAAAGAAAATAAATGAAATATTATGATGAATTCAAAGCCAAATAATAAAAAGTACCATCAAGGTAATTTTATTCCAAAAAACAAAGACAAAGTCTATAAATTAAATAATGAAGGTGGTTTATATTATAGATCAGGATTAGAGAAAAAATTTATGGTTTGGTTGGATAATAATGAAAATATTATTTTATGGGGTTGTGAGAATTTAGAAATACCATATCAAATGACACATTTTATAGATGGTGATGCTAAAATTAAAAATCATAGATATTACCCAGATTTCTACTATAAAATAAAAGAACAAAGTGGTGAAATTAAAGATGTAGTAGTTGAAGTAAAACCACAAAAGGATTATGAAATGGTACTATCATTGAATGAAGGTAAATTACAAGTGCCTGAAAATGGACTTAAAAAATTAAAAAACTTTGAATATTCACTAAAGGAAGCTTATAGAAATAAATCAAAATGGGAAACAATGATAAAGTGGTGTAATATGAAAGGGTTTAAATTTATAATTATAACAGATAAACATTTAGGAAAGTAAAAATTTATTAAATAATATTATTAAATAAATTATTATATTAACTATTGGTACTATATAGATATATATGTGATATAATCTATTATTTAAATGATAGATTAAAAATCTAAATAAATTTATAATTATAAATGTTATAAAATATTCTTTAAAAGAACTAAACAGACCTATTATTGGTATTACATAGGAACAAACCTTTAATAGATATGGAATAATATCCATTATTCTAACATTATCTATTTGTTTATTTTTTACTAGAATATCCAATTTTCTTCTATTCAGGATATAATAAATTTCATTTAATGTTAATAAGAATATAAATAAATAAAATATAGTTATCATGGATTTTTTATAATTAATTCATTCATTAAAATAAGATTATTAAAGGAATTTTGTGATATTCTTATGTTTTTAGAAACTATAACCTTATCAAATAGTTCATCATCAACAAATGCCTCAATAGAGCCACCTATCGTTCTATCATATTCATCAGGGATATCATCTCCTCTATCTGAATAGATATTATCTACATATCTATCTAATTCAATATTATCAATATGTAAAGAACATCCGTCAGGTCTAGTCCCCCAACCCCTTTCCGATTCTTCCCATAATTGTAAAAAAACTTTATTCATGTCATTTAATTTTATATTTTTTATATAATGAATACATTAAAAAGTTTTTATTCCATTTTTATACATAAAATAATATTTTTTTAAATACCCCCTATTTTTTTAATACCTTTTATAAAACAAAGACACTTTTTTTTAATAAATACATTAAAAATAATATAACTTATGATAAAATTAGAATATATTTGGTTAGATGGGTCAAAAACTCAGCAAATCAGAAGTAAAACAAAAATTATTAAATCAGACTTACCAACAAGTGATTTATTATCAGTATTCAGGAATGGTGGTATATCAGCACCTATTTGGAATTTTGATGGATCATCCACTTATCAAGCAGAAACTTCAAAATCAGAATTACTATTATATCCAAAAAATTATTTTTTAAATCCATTTACAAATAATTCCATTATTGTTTTATGTGAAGTATATAATACAGATGGTACACCACACTCAACAAATACAAGAGCTAAAATGGTTGAAACATTAGAAAAATACGATGATGAGACAAACTATGGTTGGGAGCAGGAATACTTTATCTTTGATAATAAAACTAATAAACCATTAGGTTGGCCAAAAGAAGGTGAACCAAGAGAACAAGGTGATTATTATTGCTCAGTTGGTTCAAATAATATTGCAGGTAGAGAATTTGTTGAGGAACACACAGACTTATGTATTAAAGCTGGATTAGCAATTGGTGGTATCAATGCAGAGGTAGCACTAGGACAGTGGGAATATCAAATTGGGACTGTTACAGCAGAAGGTGGAGCAGATCAATTATGGGTATCACGATATATCTTACATAGATTAAGTGAAAAATATGATTATAGAATTGAATTAGATCCTAAACCATTTAAAGGTAATAATTGGAATGGTTCTGGGATGCACGTTAACTTTTCTACAAAAACTATTAGAGAAGATAAAGTTAATAAGAAAGAGATTGCAATTGAAATGTGTGAAAAATTAGAAAAAACACATGCTGAACATATTGCAGTGTATGGAGAAAACAACGATGCTAGATTAACTGGTGCAAATGAAACATCATCTATTAAAGATTTTGGTTGGGGTATTGGTGATAGAACTAAATCTATTAGAATCCCTTCATCTATTAATGATCCTAACGCAATTGGTTATATTGAAGATAGAAGACCAGCATCTAATGGTGATCCATACTTGATTGTTGATAGAATGGTCAGAACTATTCTACAAGATGTAGAGATTTTAGAAGAAAATTAAAAATTAAAAAACCCACTTGAATAAGTGGGTTTTTTATTGAATATAATTTGGGGATTTCCAAACCCACTTTTCCTGACCACAAGAGAATATTCTATAATAACCAAGTTCTGTCATAATTTCAACCTCAGTTTTATTAGGATCATAACCCATATTAACTAATTTCTTTTTTGAAAAATTATACCTATGTCTTCTAACTGAATTAACCACCCAGAAATAATTTGGTTTAGATATAGAAACCTTTTCAAATCCTAACATATCGTACATATTACCATCAAACATTGAAACATCAGAATAGGATATTATTTCATCTATTTGATAGTTATTTATGAAATGTTTGAAAAGTTTTGAAGATGCACCATTTATTATATAACCTTTCTTATTACAAAAACGTATTAATTCATATTCTCTTTTACCATTTGTCATTCTCCAGCCAAATGTCATTAAACTAACAAGCTCATTATTATAATATAACCCCAATTTGATAGATGAACTTGAAAATCCTTGTATATGATTCTCATCTAAAAATTTTCTAGCATCACTACTATTAACTTCAGAAATAACACACTTCCGAGCCCAAATTTTATTATCTAATAATCCTATTTTATTTAAAATAATTGATTTTAATATATCACTTTTTAATTTCCAATCATCTTCCCATATATGAATAAGATGTATATTTCTTTCACGACATAATAATGTTTTAATTAAGTGGTATTTTTGACCTTTATACAATTCGGAGTGCCAGAACAAACCATTTATTTCTAATGCCAAATTATATTTAGGTATGTATATATCCAATTCTTTACCATTTAATATATCACGATCACTATGAACATATTCAATACCATATTCATCTAAAAAATTAGTTACTTCTTTTTCTATTGATGAAAAATGAACACCAATTGGATTACATTTAGTACATAAAATATTTTTTAATTTATATCTAGCCGTTAATAGAGATTTTGATATTTCAAAATCTGTACCACATTTAAGATGGTTTATATTAAAAAATTCATCTTTATATGATATGATATTATATTCATCACTTAATAGATTATAAAATTTTCGCCAAGTGTTTCTTTCTCTAAATATCTTTGTATTTTTTTTACTTTCTTCTGTTTTGGAATAATGATCAACACCATATTTATATAAACACGTTTCTTTTGTTAAATTCTTATATTCACCTGTCTTAGAATAATGATCAACACCATATTTAATCAAAGATGTTTCCTTTACTTTTTTCCTATAATCTTCTGTTTTGGAATATGATGTAAAACCGAATTTATTTAAATTACTTTCCTTTATTTTATCTTTAACATCTTTGGATTGTGATGAATATTCGCAACCCAAATTTTCAATATTAGTTTTTTTTATTTTTTCTTTAATATCATCATTTGAAAAGGGATTTTCAAAACCATACCTTTCAATGTTAGTTTTTTTTATTTTGTCCTTAACAAAATCCAATTGAAGAGTGTGCTCAACTCCATATTTATCTAAATTATTTTGTTTAATTTTATTTTTGACATTATCATTTTTCATCGGATTAGAAACACCATATTTATCTAAACAAGTTTTTTCAGTTTTAATGCCCTTACATTTGATGCAATAAAATTTATTCACCAAACCATTTGTATAAATCCAATAATCTTTAAAGGTATTACTACTTTCTGTCCCACAATTGGAACATATAGATGTAATTTTAGTTGATGAACCGCTCATTAAGTCTGTTGTTAACACCTCAATTTCCTGACGAACTTGAATATCATAACCTAGATCACTATAATATTTGATATTTCTAGGATGTCCCTTTATTAAAACATATTTTTCTTTTATCATTTAATATATATTAAAAGAGGAGTTGCTTGTTTATTTTTATAATGAATGTAAACCCATCCCCTCATTACTTCCTTCTATTGATATAAGCTTTATTAAATGGTCATTATCACCTTTTTTCTTATGTAGTTGGTTATGCCCGGACGCAATGCCTCGTTTAAATATTTCAGTGAAATATGCAAACGCATTTATTGATTTTTCCTCATTAAAATTGTACCAATTTTGGAACATATATAATAGTCCGGTTTGATAACAATCCAATTTATCATCATTAGACCAATATCTCATTTTTTTGATTGTTTTTTTTGCTAAGAGTTCTAGCATTTTTTGTGCAGGTCTTGTTAATTTACCCTGTGCTTTACTTATTACTAATTCTACATATAATTCACGATTATTAAGATACATCCATATTAATTAATTTTTTAAAACCTAATAAATGATTAGGCTTTCATGTTATATATATATTATTTCAAAAAGTTTAAACAAAAAAAAGGACTTCCATAATAGAAGTCCTTTTTTCATTGTTAATATAAATTATAATTTAATTCTCTCATTATATTTAAGTTCTTTAACAGCATTTAATTCAGCATCAAGATTTTCTCTTCTCTTATCTAAATTAGAAAGAGCTGTTGATAAAACTTCTGATTCACCAATCATTTTAATTGAACTTTTCAATTTATTAATGTTAAAATTAACATCTTCCAATTTTAAAGTGATTTGTCTTTCTTTATCTTCTAACTTTCTCTTAGTTATTAATTCTTTATCTAATCTATTTTCATAGAAATAGGTCAAATCATAGTTAAGTTCATTTCTAACTTCATTAACTAATTCAAGTGCACTTTGGTAAGCAAAGAATGAATTACCATATCTCTCATCACATCTATATAAAAATGTAGAATTTTTATAATTAAATGCATAACACTCTAAATATGGATTAATTAAGTTATTAACTCTTTTTACTACGTCCAATTCAACAAATTTATCTAAGTTTTTAGAAACCTCTAATAAAATAGGATAAAAGTTTTTGTTAATAATAGGAACTATTGGTGAATTAAATAAACTCTCTAATGTAGTTTCTTCATTCATTTCATCTTCGTTAATATAATAACCTCCTTTTTTACCAACACCTAAACCAATTGTTAAATACTCAGAAATTCTAAAATTAATTCTATCCTCAGAAATAGTAGCATATTTCATAGCTGTTTCCAACATTCTAAGTGTTTGTAAATCTTCTGGGTTTTTGATATGATCTTCTAAAAGTGTTTTTTCAATTAAATCTTCCTTTAAATTGAACCAAGAATCTTTAACAAGTGCAATATGACCATCTTCCACTTGCTCAACAATTGTGAAAATAGATTCACCTTTACCACCACTAAGTAAATTACTTCTTTGCTCAGGTGATTTTGTTAAATTGTGTACAAATAATTTAATTTCAGGAACCCAATCATAAATTGCCAATTCATTAAGAACTCTAGCCATTCTATCTTGATCTGTTTCTAAATTAATAGTTTGTAATAAAACATTAATTGGTTGTCTATATATCTCACCACTATTTTTAGTATTAAGAACATTATATAAGTTTTTCAATTCATATAATAATTCATTATTTTTCATATCATCGTTTAAACTCTCTAATAGAGTTTTTACGTCATTATCATAGGTATAAGCTTTAAGTCTTTCATTTAATGAAAGTATAATAGCCTTCTCAGAAGCTTGATTACAAGCATTCATGTGCCCTTCAACTATTCCAGAAACTTCTTCTTGGTCAAGAGAAAGGTTCTTTTTAAAGTTAAACAATTCAAGTTTAAGATTCTTCATATTTAAAGTATTTTTTTTTATTTTATAATAGTATATATTAATAGAAAAAACCCATTTTTTTCCATTTATTTACTTCCATTATTACGTTCTCTAGCTCGTAGTATGTTATCAAACCATTTTGATCTTTTTGGCATAACCATTTCATAATCAGGACTTGCACTTGATCCAGAAAAATCAGAACCAGTGACAATCCCACTCGTATTATAAAAACTACCAGTTTGTCCATATACACCCATATCAGGCTGATTGAAATAATCAGATACAGATCCCTTGAAGCTATATCCATTTTGATCTTTCATACCTGATCCATAATCTCTAGGATACCCAACACCATTAACTTTATCACTTCTATATGCTGGATAATATGTTTCAACATTAAATGTGCATTTTAGTCTGATATTATTATCACTTTCTAAATTCTTTTCTCTTTGCATTTCTATTTGATTATTATCAGGCATTATTATAACAGCATCTATATTCATGAAATTATATTCAAAATACATAAATCTATATAGCCAAAGAGTATCCATTAATGCTTGTGTACATTTAAAAGAATCTATTTCACTTGAAAGTAATATTGTCAATTCATAAGTTACTGAAACAGGAACAGCTCTAACTTTAGTTATTATCTTCCTCATTTCTTCCTCATTTTCAACAACCATTCTGAGCCACACATTTGGGTTTGCAAATTCATCGGATTTTATGTTAAGTGATGTGTATGTTAAATGACCTCTTGGTATCTGATCTGTATTTAACTCTACATATCTACTATCTGATACTATATCATCTGAAAATGAATCTAGTAAATATCTCTCATCACCTGTCATTGAATAATAAATCGGTACATTAACAAATACATCACCTGATGTAAATCTATTTGTCCATTTTATTTGATTTTCAAGAGTGTCCAAAACGCAGGCGGTTAGGTCCCTCATAAATACGTCTTCAAAATTGTAGCTTTCTCCTATCATACTTTATATATTAAATAAACTTTTCCCCTATTTTTAAATATATTATCTACACAAACAATTTTAATATGTCAGTAAATAATCTATTACTTTGGGAAAAATGGAGACCCAAAACATTTGAAGATATAATATTATTACCTAGAATTAGACAACGATTTGAAAATGGTGTTGATCAACACTATATATTCCATGGTCATTATGGAACAGGTAAAACTAGTTTAGCAAGAATATTAATAGGTAAATATTCAAAAAAGACAGCATTTCTAGAAGTCAATTGTTCAGAAGAAACATCTATTGACTATTTAAGAGATGAAATATCATTATTTTGTAAAACACAACCAATATTTGAAGTGGATTCTGATATAAAATATGTTTTCTTAGATGAATTTGAGAGAGTTTCACCACAATACCAAGATGCATTCAAAGCATTTATTGAAAAATATAATAACAAAGGTGTTAGGTTTATTTTATCAACAAATCATATTGAGAAAATATTTGGGGGACTTAAATCTAGAATAAAACTTATAAATTTTGATTGTAGAGATCCAGAGGAAGAAAAATATTTAAAGATAGAGATATTTAAACGCATAAATGATACAATATTACCAAAGGAAAAAAAGGAAATATTAAAGGAAAATTTAATTTCAATTGTTAATAAAGAATTTCCAGATTTTAGAAAAATATTAGTAGAAACACAAGATTTTTTATTAACAAATGATGTAAATATAAAATCTAGTGCAATATCAAATAAAGTTAAACTTGAATTATATAATCTTTTATATAAAGATAATAGTTATGATGATACTTATCATTTTATTATGTCCAATTTTGGTGATGATAAAAT